TGCAATGGATAGAGTGTTATCGCCAGTGTTGAACACCATCAAAGCACTGGCCCCACTATGGGTAATGTTGCCAATGACGTTCGCGCCCAAGTCATTTGTAGCAACATACTCACCCGTGGAATTGGTCGAGATAGTCACTACTCGCGGGCTGGCTATCGTTCCTGTGTAAGTTAAAACGCACCCGTTGGTTGAGTTTGTGATAACAGTATTTGATAACGGGCCAGTGAGAATAATCGTTGCATCCCGTTCCTCTATCGTGCCTGGATTTGTTACCGTCATAGCTTTTGGATTTGCATTTATGGTTGTGGTGTTGTCAGCTATGGCTGTCGAGAGGCGGAAAAACGGAGTAGCCATCATAAAATCAACAACGACCCGCGCCATTGTTTGAATACGTCTTACTTGTAACTGCTTTTCAACCCTAGCAAGCACCGTCTTTGTTGTGCCATCCTCGTAGGTGATAGACAGTGTTTGTGCTTGCATCGGTGAAAATAACAACTGCATTGCTTTTAGTTTTGTTTCCAGTGCAGAGAGTGTATTTTCTTTTATTGCAATCCCAAAACTTATTTCTCTCTCATCGTAGTATTTATTGACATCTAAAGTCCCGTGACGAAAGGCAATCTTTCGGTTATTTCCCCTTCTCTCTGGAATATCAAGATAACTATCAATCATTGTGATATTTCCAAAGGTTGATAAATCTGTGCCTCCAAAAGAAAAAGTTGTCATTAGTTAGTAACTCCAAGATAACTGAGTTTAAGCAGTGTCTTTCTTACACTTTCTTCGGTTGTTTCGCCTGTCGGGTTATTGATAATGACAGTCATTCCATTACTACCACTCTCTACGGCTGTTTTTTGCGACCCTGTACCCGTAACGTTCGGGATTAGATCGAGATTAGTTTGCAGGTTCGGGAGTTGCTTGTTTGAAAGCAAACTCATTGCAGAATTTACGCCGCGCAATCCCATTTCAAACGGGGTCGGGCTGCCTGGGGTTAGGTCATCTGGAAGCTTTACCTTCAAAAATGTTGCAGCAAGTTCCAAAAGTTTAGAAATCAGCTTTCCAATTTCGTTTACTATGTTCTTGAACGCCCATTGAATAATGAACCATAGTTGTTTTACTGTTGTAGTGATCCCGCCAAAGTTATTCTTAAAGGCTAGATAAACAAGATATACAGTAGCGGCAACTAATAGAAGCGGAACAATCCACGCGGCATTTGCAACAATAAACGCACCAATGGCGGGGATAGCCGTAGCAGTGATAAACGTGAAAAGTGTAGTTAATGCAGGTGTAAGCACACCAACCGCCGAAGTAATCCCGCCAATAACAGTGGTAACAGGCCCCGCCGCCGCCGCAATTCCAGCCAGCGCAATAATAGTATTCTGCGTGGCTGGTGTTGCTGCGGCAAACTTTTCGATTAAAGGCGTGATAGCTTCCATCAGCCTTATCAATACGGGTATAAGCGCAACGCCTATTGTTTCTTTCATGTCGTCAAGTTGATTCTTGAATTGCTCGAATTGCCCTTGAGTTGTTGCGCCTGCCGCCTCTGCTACTCCGCCGATTTCCACGGCCAACTCATTCATAATAATAGCCTGAGCCGAAGCGACATCACCAACCGCCATAAATGACTCAATCTGCGCCTGTTGCTCATCTGTCAGCATGACACCAATTCGGCGCAAAGCGGTAACGCCTGAAATCGGGTCGTTCAATGCCTTGCCTAAAGTGATCGCCGCCTGACTTGCATCCATGCCGAATTTTTCAGCCATATCAAGCGCGGCCATTGTCGCGTCTGGGAAAACGTCTTTCCCGATATTTGTAAATGTAAGCAACATCCCCTGAGCAGACATTACCGCTTCATCTGAAAACTTTGTAACTTTTTGGAGTGCCGCGGCGTTTTTTGTGAGTTCTTCCAACGTAACACCAGCAACGCCGCCAGTAGATTTTAGGACAGCTTCAAGATCCGCCATTGCCGATTCCGCATCCATCGCGGATTGAACAGATGAAGCGCCAAACGCAACAATCGGCAATGTAAGACCAACGGTCATCATATTGCCGACTTTTTGCATCTGTCCGCCTATCTTCTGCATATTTCCAGCAAAAGACATTGCAGACTTTTCCGCGCCCGTGATTCCTTTTTGGAAATCTGCTGTATCTACACCAATAGATACCAAGAGACTCATTAAAGTGTTAGCCATCGCGTAAATCTTCCCCGCCGTTTGCAATCGTGAGCATTTGGGCGATTTGTATCATCTGTTCTGGTGTCTGTTCTGTTCGCTCAAACCGCGGCATGAAGTCCTCTGGTTTATAAGCCTTTTGGTTTTTGCCTTGGTTGACATTGGCAACGGTTGAGGCAGTTATTGCATGGCCTAAGTATTCTGTCTCTACTCCGAACGGTTCAAGCGTTGAATACGCCATCCATTCCGTGAGTTCGTGACTGGATACTCTGTCTAATAATTCCGCCACCGTGCAGCCTAACTTTAGGGCTAGGCGGAAGCAGAATCTTCTAAAGGGTTTTCACTCAGCCCTTCGGCGAGTTCCTTTACATCCTGCTCACCAATCCCTGAAAGTCTTTGAGCTACTGAAAAAATACGCTGTAACGCCACTGCTGATTTTGTAGCAAGTTTTGCTATGTCTGCATCACTGAAAAGGCGTGCGCCTTGTTCGTCACAAATCGTCATGCTTGCAAGTTTTGCGCGGATATTGACCATGTTTACGGTTTGGTCTTTTCCTTTCATCTGTACAATGGACGCTTCAAACTTGTCACGCTCTGCGCCGTTCATACCGCGAACATACACATCTCCGCCCCATTCAGGAACGGGGACAAGTTCGGTTTTTATGTCTTGCGCTTGCAGGATGCTATCTTTGTTAAGTATCATTATTGGTACTACTTTCTCCCGTAAAAACGGGGCTATATGCCATTAGGCTAATGTTGGTTGTCCAGTCAGTTTAAGTGTTACAGTGGCGGTCAATGCGCCGTCATGTGGGGCGGTAGGTTCAAAGCCTGTAACGAAAGCCGTAAAAGACCAAGTTGTCGTATCAGGAAATACAATAGAATAAGTTTGACTTGCGCGAGAAGCCAAGTCGTAAAGCAAACCACCCGAAGCGTATTTATGAGTCGCGGCGGCAGGGTCATAAGCCAGGTCTAGTGACACCTCACCACTTCGTAGGATTGTTACAACATGTTCTTCCCATGCGGCGGTTGAGTCGTGAGAGGTTACGTCCTCAGTGTCAGCCGAAAAACTAGGCCCGCCAATATTTGTAACATATGCAATAGCGGTTGAACTGCGCTTAAATTGAGTACCAAATGCTGCTTGTTTTGCCATTGTTTATTTTCCTTATGCGAGAATAGGCGCACCCGTAATCTTTAGTGTTGCGGTTGCGGTTAATGCGCCATCGTGCGGCGCGGATGGTTCAAAGCCTGTAACAAGTGCGGCAAACGCCCACGCAGTCGTATCAGGGAAAACGATTTCAAATCCAGTAGGCTGGCGGGATTCCAGGCGTGACACAAGCCCTGTTGAGGCATCATGTGTTGAGTTTTGCGGGTCATACACAATGTCTAACGAGACTTCGCCAGTCCGTAAAACCGTCACAACATGCTCTTCCCATGCGCCTGTACTATCATGCGTTGTTACATCTTCCGTATCAGCCGACAAACTAGGCCCGCCGATATTTGAAATATAAGCAATCGCTGAAAGCGACTCGCCCGCCGTAGTGTTTGCGGAGGTTGCCGCTGTGGTTAGACCTGTGCAAGTATCGTTGTCAATGGCGATATTCAAAGTGCTATCATTTTCCATTGGTATTTTGCGGGTCAAAATTACGGCAGTAGTTGCGCCGCTTACATTGAACAGTGCGCGGATATTTGCGGCAGTTGCATCATTGAGAATGAAGTCGCGGATTTTTCCTGCCACAATTGCGGCGGTGTCTGTGTCCACAACGGGGACGGCGAGAGTAATCGGGCTGCCTGTCATGTTGGCTGCTGTTACAACTACTTCGGCGTTACCCGTCCCTGTGACTGTGCCGACAACCGTTGCTGTCTCAACTTGCACCGCGCCTGTACCCATGTTTAGAACTGTACCGAATGCGCTTTGTTTTCCCATATCGTTACCTCATACCCGTTGGGGCTTCTAACTGTTTAGTCATTGTGCCAAATAAAAAAATCTGATTCGTAAGTGTGGAGCGTTGTTTCTGTCTCGTACCGATAACGCTCATCAGCCACCAAAGCCGCATTGATACTTACACCCGTTGCAATCGTTCCACGCTTACCATTCAGTGCGGCGCGGACTTGGTCATTGATTGACTTTGCGCTTGATTTAGTAGTAGCCCATGCGTTGAATTGAAAGCGGGGACGGGCAAGGTCTGACCCGATTCCGCTTGTGTCATGCGATAATTCGCGAGCGGTGTCAATGCGCTGATATACAAGACATGGAAGGGTTGTGCCATCAGGGATTCGGTCAGGATACACCCGCGCCCCAATCAAAGAAACAAGCCCTGCAAATGTGGACAGGTAACTAAATAGACCTTCTTCAATTACTGCCATTATGTATTTGCCCTGATAATCATTTTCACGGTTTCGCCTACTACATTTACAATCTGATTTTCATTTCCATCAACGGCTGGGCGCATGAAAGGCTGTGCCTTCATTTTTGACGTTCCAAACTCTTGATGGATTGCGTAATCAACTTCGGGGCCGACATTCACAAATGCGCTAGTCTCTGTAACTTCTGCATCTTCGATGTGGATGCTCTCACGCATTGCGCCAGTATCTACCGCCGCCAATGTTCGTGCTTCATTTACTACAAAAAGCCCGCCATTTCTTGCGGCTGGCAATAAAGACATACCGTCCAATGCTTTCAGTAACGCGGGGATATTGTTCTGTAAAATCTTTGTGTTGCTCATACATCCACCGCCTGTAAAGCACAGACGTAGCCAACCGCGCCGCGATCTTTTATCCCAACGATGTGATAACGCTTATCAGTAAACGAACTACTATCAAAGCGCCCTGTAATCGTAATAGCCGCGCCCTTTGATGGGGTTACCGCAGAGAAACGGATTTCAGCGTCCACAACCTGAATGTCTGCAAAGTCTCGCCAATTTTCTTTACTTACCTTATCGGTGAAGCTGCAAGCAATCGCTGTTGTGGTTTCGGTATATACTGGCTGTCCGTAAGTATCAACACTTGTTTGAGCGCGTGCAATATAGTTAGCTGTATCACCATAAAAGCCGCTCTGTACACGGCTTTGTATTTCAGCGACTAACCGACTATCTGCCATTCTCATGGCGCACCTGTCGGCCTGTTGTATGGTTCTGCTTCGTCCTCAGTAGCAATCGTGGCCGCGTCTTTGTTTTCGTAACTGTCAGCACGATGGGCGTATGTAATCTCAGAAGTCATTACCGCGCCAGTTGAAGATATACCGAACTCTTGTGCCTTTTGCTTCAATAGCAATTCAAATCCCTTGCGGGCTTCGGCGTTCGATACGCTCATCCAGTCCAATCTAAAGTCAGGCTTTGCCAGTTGTGTAATGATGTACCGAATACAGGCCAATGACGCGCCGCCGACGCTTCCGTGAATAGTCAATAAAGCCGATATTGTTTCATCAGCTAAATATGCGCCCGCAGAGTTTGTATCTCCAATATGGAAGCGAACTTTTGCAAGGTCTGTTGAAAGGTCGGTGGCGAAAGTAAATGTCATGGTTAGGCCATTGAATAAGATACGGCTAAAGTACCCGTAGGTGTTCCATCGTTATTTGAACCGCCCTGAGTTATGAGAATATAGTCATATCCGAGAATGGAAATCGGTATTGTGACGTTAGCAGATGCGGTCAGGCGATACTTTGCAGCGGCTCTGGTAAACACACCAGCGGTATCAGTCCACACGCTTTCAGGGTGTGCCGTGCCTGTTGCAGTTCGCTGAAACGATACGATAATATCAACGCCAGTTTCGTCGCCTTTGACGTATGTTACAAACAGGTTTAGCTGTTCGTATCCCTCAGATGGGATGATATAACCGACTGCGGTTTGTGTCGTTTTTGCAATTTTGGTTGCTGTTTGTAGGATTCCAGTTGCGCTCATAGTGTCACCTATACGGTAGACAGAGCTGCGCCGCCAAGACCAATAAAGCCCCATTTAGTCATGGAGGCGTAACCAATAGACGGCGAAATCGCCAAAGTACCAGCGTCCGCGCCAGTGTAAGCGGTGACTGTTCCTTGAATCTGGTTTCCAGTTAAATTACCAGTAACGTTACCAGTGACATCACCAGTAACATCGCCTTCAAATCCATTATCTGAAACTACGGGGCCTGAAAAAGTTGTAGACATTTTATATATTTCTCCTATGTACCCTTTCGGGATTTAGCGGATGTCTGTCCGCAATTGACACGGCGATTTGTACGGGGTCGCTTCCCTTATGGTGGCAGGCTTGGCGCGTACTGCGTTACACCTGCCACTTTTATTTCCAATACAGACTAGGTCACAGAATGACCGTACACCCAGCGGAAGTCATCCCAACCGAATGAGTAGCGCATGTAACCGCGATACTTTGCAACGAGATTGAAGTCACTGGAGGGGTCGAGGCTCAATTCAGGATTGACACGATTGAACCAAAGTGCGTGCATCTGAGCCTGAGCGGAATCGATCATAAACCAGTTGTTTGCATCGGTGAGATACGGGTCAACAACAACGCGCAGACCGCGAGAAGCGAGGAAATTCGCGTCATTGTCGGCAGTACCAGGCTTTGCAATCGCATTGACGATTTCATAGGCTTTCGCCTGCAAAGCGGTAGGAACATACAGCACGTCAAAGATGGACGGCATAGGCTGGCCGCGATCATCATCGAAGTCACTGCCTGCAATCAGGGTGTTCACCACGGCGGAGTAGGACAGGGCGGTAGTACCCAAGTTGCTGATAGAGGTTGAGTCGGTTGTGCTGGTGGGATGGTCAGAAGCGCAAAGGACTTTGCTGTCAGGACCAAGCACCGTCGCAAAAGCATTATTCAAAATGCTTGAGGCGTGGTAAGCGCGGGTAGTTCCAAATGAGTGGCCGAGGCTCTGAGCCTTGCGGATGATCTGACCTGTGCGGTTATCGTCAACCAACTTGCGTTCGATAGCCACGCCCTTAGCGTATTCCTTGTGCGTGAAAGTGGCTTCGTAAAGCGGGCTGAAAGAATCGTACTGAATTGCAGCGCCAGCACCTTCGGCGGAGTCGCTGTTATATTCGGGGATAAGCCCGAATGAACCAACGCCCTGAGAATATTCAACGCTCGAAACCGAGGATTGAACACCAAGCAAGGACATCAGCGGGGAAGCAACCGCGTTCATTTTCTGATCCCATTCCTTGCGGATAATGGGCAGTACAAATCGCGGCCATTGTTCTGAAATCATTGGAGCAGCCATTTTCTAAACCTCCTAACCGATAATCGCGCCAAGACCAACAACGGCATAAACAGTTAAGCCGCTATTCTCAGTGCGCCATACGGACAACCCGCCGCCAGTGGTATCGGTGGGGTCAAGTCTGCCATCTGCGTCAAGGTCAACGACCTTTGACGTAAAGCCAGCGAGAGCGGCGGCAGTTGATACCGCTGTGCCTTTGATTACCATGCCAGGGGCAAGCACTGCGACCTTGATAGGGTCGGCGGCGGACAATGCCGCGCTGGTAGCTTCGGCAGCGAGGCCAATAATCGCAGCGCCAGTACCATCAGTTGTTGCGGCGGCCTGTCCAGATGACATCGAAACAAGCGTGCCGACTTTGGTTTCCAAAGAAGCGGCAGCTTCAAGGGTGATAATTTTTGGAACGCGATCACCCATCAAATCGCAATTAAATTCCCAAGTGTAAGCGGGAGCAGCCATTTGAATCTCCTATTTGATTTTGTGTTTTGCGTAATCCTCTGGCGACATGCCAAACGATTTCGCAATTTGAATTTCTTCCTGCGTAAGCTCAACCCCAACGGGAGCGCCTCCGCCTTGTTTGCCCGCGCCAATATCAACGGGCTTTGGTTTCACGAGTAATGCTTTATTCTTTGACAACCACTGCAATTTCTGCTGTGTGCTGAGTTCATCAGGGACAAGCCCGCGCATGGATTCGGGAAGCTCTGCAATCTGTGAGGCTAAGACATCTTTCAATGTCGCTTCTACTGCGTCAAGTTGTTCGGCTTTTGGTTTCAGAGCCGCCATTTCATTGGCGCGTTGCTCGGCGATTTCCTTCCATTTGCCTTGTTCCTTCAATTGCGCTTCAAGCTGTTCTTGACGTTCTTTTTCCGTTCGTGAAAGTTGCTCTTGTAACTTGCGATTACTTTCGAGTACTTCATCAAGACGGGATTTGGGTATCATTTTTTCGTCTGGTGTCGCGGACGGGGCGGGGGGTGATACCGTTTCGGGAGCAGGTGTTGCAGGGAGTGCCATTGTGTTTTTCCTTTCGAGTTTTACATCCAACGGGATGAGGGAAAATAAAAAACCGCGCATGTCAATCCAATTTCTTGGAAAGACAAGCGCGGTTCTGTGAACGGGGCCAGATTACTATTTGTTTGTTGTGTCGAATATACCACAAATTACAATTATGTGGTAGGCGATTCTGTAAGTGTCGGCTCTTTGTACTCTGCCGCGCCCGTGATGCTATCCTTTATTTCTATGGTGATATTGTTATACATTGGAAGGTTGTTTTCTTCACGGATGACAGCAACAATTGCAAGCAAGGCGCGGCAAATAATATCAGCGGTCTTTCGGCTCATCTATCATCCTTTCTAATATAAAGTAAATCAAGAAAACGCACGCGAGATATAATAGATATAAAACTGCTAAAACAATCATTGATTCACCGTGTAGTATTTCTCTGCATCCTCACCAAGTATGTCTATTAAACTACGCTCTACAAACTGGTGACCAAATACCGAATCCTCGTGATCCCCTATAAACTCAGATAATGGCGTGCCATCTTGATATGCTCTCAGCTTTGCAGGAGAATTTAGGAATGACGCTTGTTCGGCTTGCCGCTCTGGACTGAGTGAGGCAAACCAATCTGCACCGCTCTGAAATGGTACAAACTGCCTCGCGCCCGCCTGACTGTCAGCCTGCATATATTTTGGGTATTTATCACCACCAGGGACTTGATAAAACTCTGTGCATCTCCCGTTGTAGTGATCATCAACTCTCTGCCCGACATCCAGCGGCGTGCCGTGTAAGGCAATACATGAGACACAGGTTTTATCGTCTAATTCTGCTATCCTGATTTTACCTAAAATGTACCCATCGTTTGCGGTTTCCATTGCTAGGGACGCTTCACGATACGAAGTTAGTTGTAACGTTCTTGTTAGACTCTCACTGGCTGATACTGGCAAGCCCTCGGCAACTTGTCGTAAATGGCGTGCGGTTGCTATTGGACCTGCGCCGTTCTGAATATCTCGCAAGATAATATCCCGCGTCAAGTCGGCGTACCCCTTACCCCATCCTTCCATGCGTGCTGTCCATGCGGGGCTGTCAACGTAGGAAGTCACTGTGTCGAGTGTATTAACCGTATTCCAAGTTAAACCCTGCCGCTTGATTTGTTCGCCGTAGAACTTTACCGCCTGCGGTGAAACTGGATTGCCTCCGTCTTGCATTACCTGCCCCGATAGACCAAGAAACACTTTAGCTGTTACCGCCGCCGAAGCAATAGCGATACCAGCATCTTGTATTTGGTTATCGTTGGCCTGTATCAGACGAGCGGCGGTTTCCATTGTGTTTTCGTATTCACCCAGCGCATTTTTTAGCACTGGATTATCAGGAGTCAGGCGTTTGTCGTCTTTCTTTAGTATCTGCGCTTCTTCATCGAGTTTTTTTAGCGCCGACTGCATACGCCCATTTTGTGAGGTTGCTAACGCGCCGATCTGAGCCAACATCCTGCCTGCCGTCCGCTGATAGACTGCATCAAGTGCGCTGTTTACGTACTGTGTAATTGTATCCATTAGATAACAGGCGCTCGATTTCCGGCCGTACCCGTGAGAAGGTCAAACATTCGGCCAGATGATGCCTTTGCCTTCTCGCCCTCGGCTTGTATTTGCGTTTGGGTAAGTTTTAGAAGTGTGCCAATTTGCTGTCTGATAAACTCGTCATCGAATAAACCTGGCGCACGCTCTCGAATATCAAGGATGGACGTAATCGCGGCAGTAGTATCAAGTATTTCAGCACTCGCCCAATTCACGCTAATATCGTCTAGTTCTGGTGCGCTGCCTGCATCGGTCGCAAATGCGTTTTGTATCTGCGCGGTCAGTTCAATAAGCAATCGAACCGCAGCGGTGTTCTCTTTTTGGAATCGCTGAATTTTCCCGATCAAGCCCGTTTCTAATTGTTTTAACGCCTCACCTGATAAATTACCATCGGCGGTTACTCCATAAATTGGGGTCTGCGTTACCTGTGAAATGTGCTTTGTCAGTTCTGACAACTGGTTGGTATATTGGATAATGTCAGTCACGCCCAATTGTTGAACCTTTGCAGCTTTGAGTAACTCAATTTGTTCTGGTGTAGGCTCTACAATAGCATTACCTGCCGCGTCTTTCAAATACAAGTTTATTACCGCACCAGGCTGAATACCAGCCTTATCAATACGAAAGCCATATGAAACGTCAACGGGATATGCTGAAAACTCGGAGGCGCTTGCCATACTGTGGAGCGTCCGATTCTGTACATCCTGAATAGGTAACGCTACACGGAGTTCACTTTCGCCATAACGGGTGTAATTGTCGGTCAGATTTCCAAAGTGAATAACAGGGACAACGCCTAACTCCCAAACTTGCTCGTTTGAGAATCCAATACGATTATCAATACCCTCGTATGCGTAAATGTTGTCAGGCTCTACCTGTTGCCCGCTTGCATTGGAATACCATGCTGTAATGCGGTTTGGCTGGTAGACAAGCAGCTTCATTTTTACGGTTGTACTAGGCTCTTCGCCTGCAATATCGGCAGTGTCGGCCTCACTCCACATCTTACAGGCCCATACTGGATATTGTTTCATCGGTGAAAATATCGCTACCATCCCGCTAAAGCCATCATACGCTGGTTCGCTTGTCCATTTCAGCGTGAGCGGGTCTACCATCACATAAGAGTCGCCGTCACGAATTGCAGAGCGATAATAAACGCCTTGATTGGAATCGAAGTCGTTCATCTGTAAAACACTGGCAATATAATCATCCTGTGTTTTGTCTTTGCTGTTTGATGTAATCTCGGACACACGCAGCCGACCTGCCATCTTATCAACTACGATTCGGCAGTAATTCATATTCAGTGCGTTCAGCCCTGCATCATCAGCCGCAAGGCGAAGCATGGAGCGCATTTGATCGGTAATAACCGCGTCATGGTCGCCGCGTTCATACCTGCGGTACTTTGCGACACGTGCGCCACGTGTTCGGATTGCAGTTTTCCAGCTATTCGCGCCGTCTACC